AACAGAAAAATCAAAAAGAAGATTTGTTAAAAGCAAAACATTATATTGACATGGCTATTGATAGAGACTATCCTGAACCTGTGAAAGAAGAAGTAAAAGAAACAAAAAATTCATGGGGGATAAATAATGTGTAATACCCCAGAAGATTTAGATTTAAAAGGTATTGATACTGTTGCTGTCGATATAGAAACATACGATCCAAACTTAAAAACAAAAGGCTTAGGTGCTATTAGAAATGATGGTTTTATCTGTGGTATTGCTGTTGCTACAGGCAAAGATACTTCTTATTTTCCATTACACCACTCGGATACAGAACTTACCATGGGTAAAAAACTAAAGATATGGAAGGTTTTAAACGAAAAAATATTTCAGAATGAAAAAATTACAAAGGTATTTCATAATGCGATGTACGATGTCTGCTGGATAAGAGCTGTTACAGGCTCTATGATAAAAGGCAGGATTGTAGATACTATGATAGCTGCGTCTGTTATTGACGAGAATAGATTTAGATACTCTTTAGATGCTTTAAGTAAAGATTACATTGGTGATTCAAAGTATAAATATGATTTACAGCAAAAGACTTTAGAATGGTCTGGTGGTATGGTGAAAGACCCTATGTCTAACATGCACAGATTGCCTTCATCTATTGTAAAAGATTATGCAAAACAAGACGTAGATTTAACTTTTAAACTATGGAACTTATTTGATAAAAAATTGGACGAAGTATTATACACTAAAGAAAACGGAGAGCAAAAAACTTGTAGAAAAATATTTGAATTAGAAACAAAATTATTTCCTTGTTTAGTTGACATGAAATTCAAAGGAGTTAGAATAGATGTCCAAAAAGCTAAAAAGTTTGGCGCTCATCTTAAAAAACGAAAAGATCAAATCGTAACTGCAATCAGAAAAAGAACAACTAAAAAAATAGATATATGGGCAGCAGCTTCTATTAAAATTTTATTAGATCATCTAGATATAAAAGATTACAAAGTTACGCCCAAGTCTAAAATGCCACAACTTCCAAAAGATTATTTAAAAACACATAAGAATAAATGTTTACGTATGATTGCAAAGGCAAGAGAATACGATAAAGCAGCAAACACTTTTGTAGATGGTCTATTAGATTATGTACACAACGGTAGAATACATGCGGATATAAATCAAATTAGATCAGACAGTGGAGGAACAGTCACTGGAAGATTTTCAATGTCAAATCCTAATTTACAACAGATTCCAGCGCGAGGATACATGGGTAAAAAAATGAGAGAAATGTTTTTACCAGAAGAAGGACACGATTGGGCGAGTCTTGACTACTCGCAACAGGAACCACGGATCGTGGTCCACTACGCTATCAAGTTAGGTTTACCAGGAACAGATGAATTACATAAAGAGTTTGATAAAGAAGATGCAGACTTTCATCAAATTGTTGCAGACATGGCAAAAATTTCTAGAACACAAGCTAAGACAATTAATTTAGGTTTATTCTATGGTATGGGTAAATTAAAATTACAAAAAGAATTAGGTCTAGACAGAGTAAACGCAAGAAAGTTATTTGACGAATATCATAACAAGGTGCCGTTTGTAAGACAGCTTTCGCAAGACCTTATTCAATTTGCAAAAGATAATAGATTATTATTTACTTTGCATGACAGATTCTGCAGATTTAATAAGTGGGAAACTACTGATAGAGAATGGAATCCAGAGACAAATAGATTTAATGAAGTACCACTGTACACGGAACAAGAAGCAAGACAAGCTTTTAAGGCTGAGATTCTAGAGAAATATAAAGAGAATAAAGTAGACAAAGATTACATGGAACATTTTGAAAAATATTATACACCTGCATTTACTTACAAAGCCTTGAATAGATTAATTCAAGGGTCAGCGGCGGACATGACAAAGAAAGCTATGGTGGATTTATATGAAAGAGGCGTCATACCACACATACAAATACACGACGAGCTTTGCTTATCAGTTAAATCAAATGAAGATATACAGGCAGTTAAAGAGGTAATGGAGAATACTATAATACTTGAAATTAAAAATAAAGTTAACTATAAAAAAGGTAAAAATTGGGGTATAATAAAATAAAAAATGGAGGGAACTATGGAAATAGTAAACAAAATAGTGGCAAAGGTTATGTCTAATAGAAAATTACAAATTGGAATAGCTGTTGTTGCGGTAATTATAATATACAATTTAATTAAATAATTATGATACATGGCCTATTTAAATGCAAACATTCCTGTGACTTATGCACAGATCAGAAGAGAATATCTCTACGATCTTAAATCTCATCATGGAGAAGTGGAAGACTGCATTATCTTTGGCCTGGCATCGATTACAGGACGTCCTATATTATTTCACGCTATTATGGAAAACGGTGCAGTATTTTACCGCTTACCAATTAGCGCGTTTATTCAAAAAGGATTTGAACCATCCAGAGTGCCCAAGCGAAGACTTGATGAACTTCAGCTCTGGAATTGTTTTAGTTATTATCCTGCTATTACTACTTATGATCTTTTAGAAGGAATTTCTGGTAAATATTTCGGAAAAGATAAAAAATTACATTCTGGGGCGTACCTTTTTACAGTTGACTGGGCGCACCCAGAGAGTAATATAGTAGATACTGATCATTCAGAAATTCCGCACGAACACAAGTGCGCACACATACTTGCGTTAGATGACGGCAACTATGCGGCACAGCCAAACAACAGATTAATTTGGAATATAAGTTCTTTTACGGTTAGGGATGAAATTCCTGACTGGAAAGTACAAACCACCGATTGGAATGTTGAAGATACGGGTAAATGGAAAACAGAGGATACCGACAAATTCTTCTACAACATTGAGGAAAAAAATGATTAAAAAATTAATAGAAAAAATTTTTGGTAAATTTTGTAAATGTGAAGAAAAAGATCCACATTTAGTTTTATATGAAGATATGCCAGAACCAGAAGTTCCTGTAATTGAAAAAATTAAATGCAACACACATTCAAGATATAAAAAATCTTGTCCTGTATGTGCAGAGGCTGTTAAATGACAAAATGTAAAAATTGTTATCACGATTGTCATTGTGATGGAGATTTACACTCAGATGAGTATGGAATATGCGTTTGCGAAGATTGTCAATGTGAAAAAGAAAAAGATTACAGCACGGATATGACATATGAAAACGAGGTTAAATAAAAATAATGGAGATTGGTAGGATGAATTATTATTTTACAGGCATATTAATTATTTTATTATGTTTAATAGCATGGATAGGACCAGCTTATCCAGGTTCAACACAAACAAACACTTCGGGTTCTAATACAGCAATTGAAGGTGGGTATACGTCAACTGCTACAACTACATATGAATCTGGTTCTACTAGTACATCAACTACAACAAACACAACAAATTCAGACATAAAATCGGCGCCGCCATCAGCTGCAGCACCTTCTTATAACTCTATGACTCAAGACGTTTGTGCTGTTGGGGTCTCCGCAGGTGTTCAAACATTTGGAATAGGTTTGTCTGGTGGCAAACATGTAATTGATGAAAATTGTGAAAGATTAAAATTAGCAAGAATACTTAATGACTTTGGTATGAAGGTAGCAGCAGT